TGGTCCATAATTTCCATATTCTAAAACTGTATTTGCAGATAATCCGTATTTATCATTCCAATAATTAGGGTCTTGTGTTGCAAACCAATCTTTTATTGCTTTACTAAAAGCTTGCCCTTTTTCGTAATTAGTTTGTTTATCTGCCATTTAATTTCCTATGCATTGTAATACTCTTTATCGTCACGAAACATCCTAGTTATTATATTAGTCCAAATTGCTGCAAAGTCAGGGTTTAAAGGTATAATCTCATTTGCCCATCCTTGAAAATCTGCACGCATATATACAGCTATAGGGTCTGTACTTTGCAACCACCATTCTGGATTACCTGAAGGTGATTGAAATTCTGATTGTCTTGCAAAAGCTTGCCATTTAGGTAAGAAATCATTAACAAATACTGCACCTGCTTCTGTTTTTAACGTTATTTCTAAATTAGGCCATTTCTCTATCATTTCACCTAGTATCTCTTTTGACGTAGCTGGTTGTCTTTGTCCACCAGTTCTTTCAAATCCAGGTAACTGTTGCATTAACGCTGTTCTATAAATTCTAAATAACATATCTTTTTGTGCTTCAGGTATAAAACTGTTTTCAAATTTTTCTTTGTAAGCTGTGTATCTAAAATAACCTAATGTATCGTTAGCTGCTACATTAAATTCTTCTAGTGACAAAACTTCTCTTTCACCAATATTGTATTGTCTTATTACTTCTTGATAGCTTCTTTCTTCATATGGACTATCAGGTAGTAAATAAAATGCACTTTTAGGTAATTGTTCTAATACATTTTTATTTTCTTGTTGCCATGATAAAACTCTCTCTGAGTATGCTTTTTTCCCACCTTTAGCTGCACTTTTAGCTGTAGTTAACCAAGTGTGTTCATATCCATATAATCTTATAAAAGATTCATAGGCAGCTATATGGTCATCATTATGTTCTTGTACTAGATTTTGATATTCTTTAGCAAGTATTTGTGTACCCCACATTTTACCATCTTTATCTTCAATATAATATCTAGGACTAAATCCTGTAGGTAATACAAATTGTGCCATAGCTCTAAATAAAAATGTTTGTCTTCCTTTGTCTCTTGCATAATCTCTTAAAGCTGCATCTATTAAATCAGGTGTTAAATCTTCATCAGGTAATAAATTAGCTGTAGTTCCTTTCCATTCNATTTGTTCTAAATATTCATCTAAAGCACCNGCTTCTAATAATCTTTTTTCACCATTTTCCATTTTTAATAATTTAAATAATTCAATTGACGTACTAGCACGCATAGATGCTACTTCTGATTTATTACCAACTGGTATTATATTTTGTGCTGCAAAGAATTTTTGTAAAGAAGGTGATGTAGGTATAATTGCATCCCAGAAACCTGTACCTGTAGGAGGACCAAAATCTCCAAAAAAGATACCTCTTAACTCATCTGCTACTCCACCAGCAGGTAATACTTTGTCTATAGCAAAACCAGCCATAGGTGTAGGACCAGGAACAAATCCTTGACCTAACAAGTTAACTCCAGTTACATAACCACGTGGTGACATTTTTACATTAGAATCTTCACCAAATATTAAATTAGACATATGACCACCAAAAGGCATTACAAACATTTGTTCACCTGAACCATTAGGGTCTTCTGCAAAAAATCCATCTCCAGAAAAACCTAAAGCGTCAGCACCTCTACCACCTTTTAACGTTAATTGTGTTCTTCTAATAACTTTTGGATTTTCAGCTAATAATTTTGGCCAAGTAGTTAACATTTCAAACCAAACTTCTGGGAAAGGAAATATGTTTCTTGTCTTTTGTGATATTCTATGTCTTTTAGTTGTGTCATACAATAAGTCTTGTGTAGATTGTAATCCAAATGCTTTACTTCCATCACTTACTGTTTGATAGTCAGTTAACTGATATACTTTCTTTTCTGAACCACCCATTAATTCTTGTAATTGTTTACGCACTTTAAGCGGTATTTTTGTTGCTGAAGCTTCTCTAATAAATTTTTGTTGCAATTCTTTGTCCATTAAATGAAATTTATCTACTATGTATGCCCATCTGTATTGTTTAAATGTAGAACTTCTATTGAGATAATTAATAGGTCTATCCATCATATTTCTAAATAAATATTCAAAAGCTGTATCTAATAATTCTTCACCTTTAAACAAACTACCTTCAGGTACATCTACTTCTCGTTTATAAAATAATGTACCTAAATTAAATTTGTCTCCATCTTTATCTATCCATTTAGATATAGCGTTTTCTAATTCTTTTTGTTGACTTCTACTAACTCCTTGTACAATACCATCAACTTCTGATAACATTTTTAATTCTTGGCCATCTGTAGTTTCAAGTACGCCTTCAGCTATTACACGTCTTAACAAAGTCATACCATCATCTTTACTATCTATATTGTGACTTAATTGTGCTTCAGATAAATTATTAGTAAATTTTCTACCTGGTTTTTTTAAGTTACTGTCAAATCGTACATAATCTCTACCTACTTCTAATCTGTGACCTGTTGCTTGTCTAATTCTATTTTCTACAGATTTTAAATAAGCCATAGCTATGTCATCATTTGTAGCTACATCCATCCAATCTTCTCCACCTTTTTTTAATAAATCTTGTCTATAATCATTTCCTTTTCCTTTAGTAAACCATTTTAATGTGTCTTCATCAACACCATTAGCAGCAATGTATCTTGCTACACCATCGTTTCTTAATTTAAATAAAGTTGTAAATATACCTTTGTTGTAACCAACTTCTCCAAATGTTACTTCTGGCATTTCAATACGATAACTATTTTTATATTTACCACCTTTAATAATATTATTAGTCCATTGCTGATGTGTAACAGATAAATGTTCTGGACTTCTCATAATGTCGTCAAACTCTGAAAATTTAGACCAATATTTAGCTTGTTCTTTTTCGCTATGTGAAAATACCCATGATAAATATTGAAATGGATTATTCCACCCACTATCTAAACCAGCAGCATAAATTCTAAATTGTTCTTCTAAAAATATTCTTGTAAAGAATGCAGGTCTTAATAAAACAATTGGCTTAAATACTTTTCTTGTATAAAAATCTAATAACTTAGTACCAGCATCATCCATTGTTTGATTAGTTGGTATCCAACCAAATTCATTAACTGCCTTAGCAGCAGCTCTACCTTCTGTACGTAAAGTTGTTAAATATTTTTTAACATTAGCTGCACCTATTTTACTAGCTTCAAAAGCTTTTAAATCTTCAAAATCAGCTGCATAAAAATGTTTACCTACAACTCTATCAACAATATCTTGATTTAAAAATGGAAATATGTTGTCACTCATTTCTGACAATATTGAAGCACGTGGTACTTGTATATCTATAGTTTTACCACCTATTGCAATTTCTATTAAATCATCTGCAGTACCACCACCTGGTGAAACAATGTTATGTGGTATACCATTATAATTATATCCATTAGATTTAAAATATGCTTTTTGTTTTTTGTTCCATTCTTCTACTGTACGTTGAATATGTTTTGCAATTACTTCATGTTGTTTACCTGTTGCTTTAATTTTGTGATATTGAAATTCCATTAAATCAGAACTATATTTTAATTGTTCTCTATAATTATCACCTAAATCTAACCATCTATCCATCCAAGTTTGCCATTCTAAATCAGTAAAATTGTTTTGTCTCATATGATTTGCTAGTTGTCTTGTTGCTACTTTACGGTTACCCATTTCCATAGCACTACCAGACATTTCACCTAATAATCTTTTTGAATTTAAACTTAAACTATTTTGGAAATTAGAACTAAATCCTAAATATCTTGATACTCCAACATTTTTAGCTTGTAAATTATTTTTATATATTTCTTTTAATATATCCCAAGATTCAGGTGTTCCATCTACTGAACCATGTGCTTTTTTCCAACTTGCTTTTGCAGCTTGTACACTGTCATCATAATGAGCAATAGTTCTTAAAGCACCTCTAGTGTATGTGTAAGGTTTTCTAATAGTTTCACCTACAACACTACCTAAACTTCTCATAGCAAAATTTTCACTACCTGTTATTTTTCTAACTGCAGAACCAGTCATATTAGAAAAACCTTTAGGCATAGAAGTAACTCCGTCTAATATTCTTTCAGGACCTTTAAATCCTTCATATTGAGGTTTACTTGTTCTCAAACCATCAGTCATCATATCTACTATCGAATCAGCTATTTTAACTTCGTCTGTTTGTCTACCAACCCAGTTCCAATATTCAACGTCATTAATCCAATTAATTAACGTAGGGTCTTCAGACAATGTTTTACCACTTGATTTAGCAAAATGTTTTATTAATACTCTTGATTCAGGAGTAGCTATTAATTTTCTTGCATCTTTAGCAAAAACACCTTGCAACCTACCATTAAACAAACCACTTTTTCTAGCTAATGCTCTATCTGCTTTTAATTGGTTTTGGACTTTTGTACTTAAACCATTATATTTTTCTCGTTTAGCTGTACCTATTAACCAATCATCTTCTTTAATTAATGCACGTTCTGCTTTACTTAATTTAGCCCAAGCATTTTTACCAGCTTGACTTCTATTAGTAGCTGCAGTAGTTATTAATTCTTGTAACTCTTGTGCAGCTTTTTTATCTTCTAAAAATCGTATGCTGCCTTTAGCTTTTCTTTGATTTTTTGTAGTTTCAACTACATTTACAGAACGTGAAGCTTTTTTTAATTTACCTAAAGATAATAATCCACCAGTAAAATATTCAGCAGGTAATGCTGATGCAAAATCTAATAAACCAGATGCAATCTTATATGGTGTAGTACCTTGTTGTAATACTTGTCCAGCTTCATATCTACCCCAAGAATATTCTGTTAATTGATTATTACCCATTAATTCACGTTGTGCATATTCAGTTACATTCATATCGTTATAGTTTGTTCTTCTATCTGCCCATATTGATATTTTGTTTGGATTAGCTGCACTTAAATAATTTATCTCACCATTTTCATCTAGTTCTTTTAATGGAGCACCTATTTTTAAATAATATAAATCTTTAGCTTTTTGTTCATCTCCATTAAATTTTTCTAATAATTCATAATATTTAGGGTCTTTGTCATGATGAACAGATTCAAAGAAGAATCTCTTACTTCTATCCATGTTAACTGCTTCACCATTAAATACTTTTTTAGCAGCTGCCCAAATATAGTTTTCTCCAGAAAATTTTATTGCTTCTTTTAGAAAATCTATATTTTGTGATAATTCTTTATCACCCATATCTTTACCTAAATTAGGTACTTCTGATATATTAACTAATGAGGCAATATTAGCTTGTGCTGTTTTAGGACTATATCCTCTTTCAAGTAACTCATCATATCTATTTAAATCTTGATAATATCTCCATATACGACCTTGTGCTCTATAGGGTACACCTCCACCCCCAAATTGTAATATGTCTGATGTTGGTAAAGGATTCCATTTATTCCAACTTTCTCTAATTGCATCAAGTGTACCTATTAACCAAACAGCTGGTGAAAACTTTCCTACTTCTTCTGGTGTTCTACCACCTGGTGCATAACCACCTGTCACAATATCAATAATATTTAAATGCATATCATCAGTTACTTTTTCGTCTCTATATTTTTCGTTTATTTCATTCCATTTTTTAGATTCTTCAGTTACCCATTTAGCTTGTGCTTCATCAGTTAATTTCTGTACTTCAGGAGCATCTGGTGGAACACCCATAACTGCTAATGTTGCAATTAATGGTTTAGATAAAATAGGATTATGTTGTAAATGAGCTACTGCTAAATCTGTAATACCTGGGTTATTTTTTAATTGTTCTGTGTATTGAGCTAATTTAGCTTGTTCTATTCTTTGTACAGTGAGCATCTCCTGCTCTTTAATAGGGTCGCCAAACATTATTGACTTCTGCCATTAATTAATTCAGCTATAAGAGGATGAGGATTAACTTGATACATTGCTTGCAATAATATATCCACATCACTTGCTGTATTCCTAGTTGCTCCAACACCTTCTCCTATAGGAACTCCTTCTGTAATAGGTTCATTAGGGTATTCGGTTCCTGCAAATACATCTGGTGATTGTCCTTGTTCTGGAGGTATTGGAAAGGGTGCATTAGCTCCACCACTATCCCCCATTGGTGCAGCCTGTTGTTGTTCCTGATATGCTTTGCTTTCACCATAAGCCATATCTTGTCCACGCATTGTAGGTTGGGTGCCATCAGTTCTTTGACTTAAAGCTCCAGGCCCACTAACTGCATTTTTTCTTTGAGGTGTAGGTTTTCTATACCCACCTCTAGAACGGTTCTTGGCCAAATTCTTCCTCCTCATCAGGTTGTTCTATCATAATAACTATATTAGGTAAAGGTTTTATAACGTGATATTTAGGATTATGAAAATCACCAAAAGGATTATCTCCAAACTCTACATCTATAATGTCCCAAAATTTTTCTTCTTCGTTCATTACATTCCTCCAAACGCTGAAGCTACTGATGGTGGTGGTGGTGGTTGTTGAGGTTGGCCACCTTGTTGGCCTTGTTCTGCGGCCATTTGTTGTTGTATCATAGCTTCCTGTTCTGGACTCATTTGTGGTTCTTGTGGAGTATAAAACATTCTCATTATATCTGTCATTTCTGCAGGATATTCATATATAGCTATTACTGCTTGTGTAGCTGCCATATCTCCTTGTGCTGACCTAGCAAGTATTGATTCAAATAAAACATTCTCTGCTTTATTTTTTCTAATACGTTCTTGCACTTTAGCTATGTTATCTAAACCGTCAATATTATCTTGTAATGTTTCTACGTCTATAACACCTGCTTGTAGTAATTGCAAACCAGTTACAATTTTCTGTCCATCATCAAAACCTGACATAACTCCATAAATACGTCTTGTTCTAAAATCTCCCCCTATATCTGCTATAGGAGAATAATTTTCAGAAAAAGCAGTACCTGCATAAAATCCTTGTATAGGTTTTTTTCTGAGTTCTTCAAACTGTGCTGCTAATAAACTATCAAGTTCTAATCTTTTTTCGTCCATGTCTTGTAATGCATGTTTAATAACATCTCTATACTCATTAATCATTAATGACATAGTTCCGTTTAACTCTTGTAACCCAGCACCAGTAACAAAAGAGTTAGGCGATTGTGCATCATCAGTAACTGGATAGCCACCAACTAATCTCAGTTGTCTTTCTAATCTATCTATCTGTTGAAATAATTGATACGGTATATTGTTTGATGGTTTAGATACCTGTGTACCAGGTGCAAGATAGTTTATAGCAAATCTACCTCTTCTGTATTGTCCTGATTCTAATTCACCAGAAATATTTGTTTCTGTGAAAACACTATCTTCCATAGCTATAGCTGACATAATATTTATCTTTGCCATCATAGCCATTAAACCTATAACGTGGTCATACTGACCTTTAAGTTCATCAAAAGATGTTCTTTTCATAAAAACAAAAGGTGGACTACTAAGGTAGTTAGGAATAAAATCAAGTATCATTCTTTTTTCTGGGAATACTATGTACGTACCACCTAAGTCATAATATTCAATTATTCGTACGCCTTGACCTGTGTTATCTTCCCAGTTATTATCTTTGTCATTTTCGTATTGTGTACCTACGCCACCTTTACCGAATGCTGCTTCAGATGTTTCTTTTTCCTCTACATGCAATATTTCTTTTGCAAACTCTGGATACAACTGTGCAAGTTTATATCTAGGTATTCTTCTTAATACAGCTAGTTCTCTAGGTTCTTGATTAGGACCAAAGTTTCCTGGAAAAGTATCAAAAGGGTCACGGAGTTCTGCAGTAGGATATATATAACCATTTTTGTCTGTTCTTGTTGTTATAATCCACGCACAGTAACCGTAACCAGGTAACCATCTAGCAGCTTGTGCTAATTGTAAATTTAAATTTTGTTTCTCATCATATGACGTAACAATTCTTTCTAGTCTCTCTGCACGAACTTTAGCTCTGTCAGAGGTATTGTGGTTCATTATGTCAACTCTTACTTGTGGTACACCAGATATTTTTTGTGCAAGTCGGTCTATACCTGACTGCAACATGTTAGGAGCTGGTAATAAATCAACATCAGATGTTTCCATTTTGTTTCCTAGTAATGCTTTCATACCATCAGCACCACCATTTAAAATTGCTTTAATTCTAGCTTTCTGTGCCTGTCTATGTTTAGAAGGCTTACCTGCAACTAACTGTGTTGCATTATCTACAATCTCTTTGTAGTCTTTAATATCTAAATTTTCTATCCCCATGGTGCCTCATTATAATCTGTTCTATCAAAATCTGTGTAACTTGCGTTGTAATCTAATCCCATTGTTGCTAACTGTTCCTTGTTCATTCTTCTAAATACTTTCATGGGAAACCAAGCTGCCATTACTAAATCTGTTTTCTCTTTGTTTCTAGTACTAACAGGTTTTCCATCAAAATATAATAGTTGTTGTCTATAACTATTAACTTTAGCAAGACTTTCAGAATTTCCTGTCGGTAAAAAGATTTTTTGTGCTTCAAACAAACCAGCCATAGAACCAACACCATACATTGGGTCGTGTTTATTTTTACCTGTTATATGCCCCTGCATAGTAATACCACCTCGTAAAACAAAATCTTTTATTTTATCATCCTGTCGTATAGCTGTTTGAAAACCATTCTCTTCAATTATCCAATGTTGTAAATCATATTTTTGATACCAGTCAGACATAATTTGCAATGCATGTTTAACGCCACCACCTTGTCTATTTTCTATATCTACTAAAAAGAGTTCTCCTTTCATAGCATTAATACCCCAGAGTACTGCGGCTTGATAACCAGAGCTAGCAGGGTCAAGTCCAGCAACTAAATGTAAACTACCTGGTATTTGTCCAATACTTAAATCAGGTCTCATACATTGGTCAATCATATCCATAGTAAATATTTGTGTACCTTCTACATATGCCTGATTGTAATAAACCATTTCATAAATNTGTCTACCACCCGTAGTCTCTGCAGCTTGCATACGAGACATTAACCATTTGTATGTTCTCTTGCCAGGCCATAACATACATTCCTGATGTTCTTCTTGTAAATGGTCAGGTAANTTACACGTTATATTGTGTGCTGTTTCTACTATGGTCATAAAACTTTCGTTAGATAATAAATGATGATACAAATCATCAGAGTGTTGTCTTGAACCTATAACAACAACAGCAGTATGTTCCTCTTTTCTAGAAGATAACGTTGTTGTCCACCACTGTCTAGTGTTTTCTCTTGCACCAGGTTGCATTGTAGTTTGGTGGTCTTCTATGTCATCAGCTATTATCAAGTCACAATCACGAGAAAGTATTTTCCCACCTTTACCTACAGCAACCATAGTTGGTGACTTAATACCAGGTACTGTTCGTGTACCTACAGTAAACTGATTCTGTGACCAGTTTTTACCTGACCTATTATCAGGTTTAAAACTCTTACCTGGAGGACAAAAGTCTTCTTTTAATCTATCATTCTCGTCTAGTTGGTCTAATACTGATGCTACAGCATTCTTTGCTATGTCTTCATTACCACCTACCCACATGATACGTATGTTAGGATTTTTCATTATTTGGAAGACAGCAAAGTGTATTAATAATTCAGTCTTACCGTGTCTAGGTGGACTTAGTATTAAAAGCTCTTTACCGTTTTCTATAGAGTCTTCTATGTTTTCTATCCAGTTTAAGTGAAAGTCTGCTGTTTCATACTTTTCCCCCGTTTCCGTAGCAAAATACTTGTTGCGAAAGCTAGAAAAATTTGCTAATAATTCTTGTACTTCATTACTTTGTGACCAATTTTCCCCTTTGATTTCTGTACCTTTATCAATCTTGTATGCAGCGAGCATGCGTGATACGGTAGCTGACGTGCAATTAAGGTCTGCGGCTACCTCCTGGGTGGTTATTTCGCCTGCTGCTAGTGTTTCAGCATACAATGTTTTAAATTCGTTATAATACTTCCCCCTACGTATAGAGGCATAGTTACCTGTATCTGATTTAAATTCCTTGTTTATGGGTTTTGTAGGTAATTCTGCTCCGTCACGATTCTTTTGAGCCCAACTACGCTTGTTACATTGCTCGGAACAGTACTTCCTTTGCTTACCTTTAAGCCAATTCTTGCATCCTTTTGCTTGACATATAATACGGCTCATAATCTATCTTTCTGTAGATGGTTGCGTAGATTTAATTATATGTTATATTGGTAATAATTACAAACATTAGAAGTAAATTCAGTTACAAGTGAAGTTGCCATCGGGGGGCAGAAAGTTCGGGATACGAAAGTATACAGCAGAAACACAAACCGAATACTCAAGGACTTAATAGAGCTACTAATCAGAAAAGACAGGTAAACACTGGCCCGTTACGTCCCAACCAACTACAGTATTACCAGCATATCTTAAACTAGATACATAGATACTAACGTACGTCCAGGTTAACATCGGTAGGTCAAGCTAACGCTATCAAGTGCTAACGCTATGCTAACGCTTGAGAGCTAACGCACTCTTTCTACATCCTTTCTTCCATGATATACAGACATCTGTTCCTTACTTAAGGGATAGTTTCTTAATCATTAGGTAGGTAGTAGGTATGCTAACGCACACATATTCTCTATCTTCTCTTATGACATTTATGAAAGGATATTATGAATAACTACCCAGAAAACCACATTGACCAATGGTATGGCGACTTAATGGCAGATGAGCTTATGGATTATTATGCCGAGCAGTTCAATGACCCATGCTATTGCGTGACTGGTACTTGTCAGGTACATTAAATGTGTTCTAGGTGTCAGGCTAAGCTACCAATGCAAGGCCTTACGTTTTGTGACCCATGTTGGGATTACAAATTAAATACAACAGAATTATGGCTGGAGGATAGCTAACGCTATCTTTCGGTTGTCTTTCTTTTATGTTCATTTATGAAAAGGAGATTAAATTATGAATGAGTTAAAACAATATGGCGGAGATATGAATACTATTAATAGCTTCGTGTCAACTGGTGTGATAGTCGTACCAGATATGGCAAAACTTAAAACAGGTACAACTAAAGACGGTGATACTTGGGTTAACCAATTTACATTTCGTTATGATGATGTTGAGGGGAAACAAGCTAGTTTCTTTTGTTCAGCATTTGGCGAAACTGCAGATACAATACTTGCGAGTATACAATCTGCTCCAATTGGCAATGACGTTGAGGGTAACCCTTATAAAGGACCTATGTTTAGAGTTCTTATCGAGGGTAAGCCACGCAGGGACGATTACACAGTTACTAATCCAGAGACTGGTGTTGATGAGACAAAAATTGGTTATCAAATGACCATTTCTAAGGTGTTTGCCCCACCTGTTAAATCTTCTACTATCTGGAGTTACTAACGTAACTTTTAAGAATTGCCTGGTTATTAAATTAGCCAGGCTTTTCTTTTTTAAGCCCTTCAGGGGACTTAGCACTTAAATATGAGACGAACAATATGAAAGGAATACAATGTATAACATAAATACAACTACTGCTGGGTATATATTTGACATGATAGATGTCGATATATTTAACAGCAAATACTTTGACGATATACAAATCTATCCAGAAAATGGAGAACAACCAGAATTTCGTTCTGGCGTTAGTTTTATACTAACAATTAACAAAAGAAGTATGTTAATGACCATTACACATAGTTGGCTAGATTTATTTGACTGGACTGCAATTACTATACCAAATATGATAGATAGACACGTTATAGAGGAACAAAAACAATCAAACTTAAGTAATCTTGATTTAACAAGACTTATGGACACAACTATCAATCGTATGGTTACTAGAGCAATATTTGAGGAAACAACACAAAATATGAAAAAAGAGGAGGAATAATGCCTAACTGGACAATGAATAACGTAGAAATTACAGGTGAAAAGGAAAATATAGACAAATTATATGATGATATATCAGTTGATGAGGACGTATATTTCTTAGCTAATACACTACCTACACCATTTGAACTAACGCAAATAAGCACTGGTTCAATAACTATTGATGATATTCAATATAGCGAATGGTATGAGGATGAGGACGGTACTAAACGACCATTATTAGATATGACAAACGATGAGTTAATAGCAAAATATGACTGTAATAACTCTATTGACTGGCAATATCTTAACTGGGGAACTAAATGGGGAGACAGAGAAACTGATATAGTTACTAAAGATGACACAAGTATAAAAATTAGTTTTCGAAGTGCTTGGAGTGAACCGTTTATGTTATTAGAACATATTGCATCAACATATAAGTTAACAATAGTTAATAAACATGTTGATGAATTTGATTATGATGAATTACAAGTGACAGAATACCCAATGGATGATTTTAAATTAATTAAATCAGTATATTTATCACAATATAAAGAAATACAAAATTCATTTAATACTTCTACACCAATAGAAGGTTAAATTAAAGCTATCTACAAATTAAATACAATGCCCTGTATGCAACAATGTAGGTAGCTTGTAGCACATAAGGTTAATGTCGTAATAAATTGCAAGCCCTTGTGTGTTACAAGCTATTTATAAGGAGGTAAAAATGGCAAAAATGAAAGAAATACATGATGACTGGTCAGATATGTTAAATCAATTAGATAACAAATCAATCAGAAATTTAGTATTAGTAATGATATTAGAACTAGAAGAATGGTCACAAAATCAAGGTGCTTTAGCAATTGTTAGAGGTCACACAGATATGTTGTTGAACAAATTTTCTTTTTTAATAGCTGAAAAAATACATGAAGTAAATAAAGGAGAAGAACAATGAATGACATAATAATGAGTGTTGCTAAAGCATTAGCAATCATTAAAGTATTACGTAAACATATAGATTTGGCTTTTAATATTATGACAGCTGAACAACAAGCTCTATGGTTAACACAAATACAAACTATGGATGCAGAAAAAGTAAAAAAGGAGGAAGAATGAATAACGAAGTATACATATACCATAATACAGAGAAAAGATACATGACTAAAGATATATCTGTGACATTTGTATATCCAGAAGATATGGATAATGACGATATAATAGAAAATATACATGAAGTAATAAAAATTGCTGGGGAAAATAAGAAATTTAACACTTATGTTCTTGATATATTAGAAATATGGAAAGATTATGAAGAAATTTAAAGTACAATTTAGAGGTGAAAAAACTTATTTTGCAAATGATATAGTGACAGCTACAAAAAATGCACAAAAAGATATTACAATTATACACCCTAGTTTTAATATGGAAGTTTTTGCATTTATAGATGATGAATCTTAAATTCTTTAACAATAATATATATAAATGGATTATATACCATATTAAACAATTAATTAAAACAATAGAAATAGACATAGCATTGTACAAGTTGCGTCAAGAATATAAACATAAACCTGCTTGGCAGTGGGAAACACAAAATAAAGCTACTAAACCTAGCTGTGACTGTGGATATGAATTAGAATTTGACGATGAATATACAGACATGTGGTGGTGCTGGAAATGTCATGCTAGTTATGAAGATTACGATTTATTTACTGGCATATAGATAGCTAACGCTATCTTTTTCTATATTTTCTATTATGATATTTTATCCCAGCAGGATAAAAGCTACTTATTATATAAACAATCCCCTTTGTTTACATTCTATGTAAGTAGCTTGTAGCACATAGAGTAAGAGAGTTCCAGCCTTTAAGCTAGCAAGGAATAGGACGACTGTGTGTTACAAGCTATTTAAGCAGAAAGGAATACTATGAGTGATGAAGAAAATTGCGACTGTCCAAATTGCGATGAGGAATTTAGCAATAACGAACAAATACAAGTAATAAAAAACAATCAACGTCTATATTATGTAACAACATGTTATGTAAAATCAGACACTGAAAATACGTTTTTTAGTTCAAAAGTATTTAATACCAATGAAAAAGTTATAACTTCACGTTATAGAGTATATGCAATAGACGTTAATGCTGCTATACAACAAGCATTGGAAATAGATAAGATGAGGAAAATGATGATATTGACTCAATTTTACAAAGTACTTGATAGACAAGACAAAGTAGAATTTACTATGGAATCAGTGACAGAATTTCATACTTTTATATTAGAAAATAAAGCATTTCATGATTTTTATTTATCAGAACCAACTTCAATACAAGCATGCTTAGTAGATAATGAAGATTTAATTATCGGCATAGCTGCTACTGGATTAGAAGAAGTAGCATCACATGTGGCAGATGATGTAGAACAATGGTTAAAGAATAATGACAATTGATAATAATAAACCTATAGAAAGAAAAACACCACCAGCTGCTGGGTTAAACAGAAGTGGTAAACAACCAAACCTATTAACAGATAGCATAGCTAAAACTTTGCTATCAACACCAGAAGAATGGTACGTTATAGGTTCAAGTGACAAATGGATAAGTGGTGTTAAATCTAATATAGAAAATATGACACAAAAAAACATAACACATCTTAAAGATAAAGGTGCGTTTGAAATTAAACAAAGAAGAAATATAGATACAGGACAAATTGACATTTATTGTCGTTTTGTACCATCTATATTTTAAACAATATGAAAGGAGCAACATGAAAAATTGTTGGGAAGCAGTTGACGCTGCAATCGGAAACGCAGACAGAATATTATTATACGGACCTCCTGGTACGGGTAAGACATATAGTGCTGCAACGCAAAAAGTTGGTATGACATTAGAAGGAGAACCTAATGTATATCAAGTAACTATGACAGAAGACACAGCCAGTGCTAACTTAGAAGGTTTTTACAAACCAAGTAGTACAGGTACGTTTGAATGGCATGACGGTATTGCAATACAATCATGGCGTAAAGGTGGTAGATTGGTTATCAATGAGATAGACCATGCATCACCAGATGCTATGACATTTTTACATGCTATATTAGATGACAAAGATATAGCACAATTAACATTAAATAATGATAATAAGGAAACAGTACGACCTGAACGAGGTTTTACTGTAATAGCTACAACTAACTCGTTACCTGAATCACTGCCTATGGCATTGAAAGATAGGTTTCCAGTTAAAATACATGTTGATACTATACATCCTAAAGCATTATCAATGTTTCCTAAATCGTGGCAATCGACTATATCAGAAAGTTCGTTAAGTACTGATATGGAAACTAGACTGTCTATTAGAAGCTGGCGTGAGTTCTTTGAACTTTTAGAAAAAGGTTTAAGTAAAGAACAAGCAGCATTTTTAATATTTCAAGATAGAGCTACAGAATTAATGGATGCTATTAAATTATCAGACGATATTGAAATAAATGACACTGAGTTAAATCATGTATCAGAAGAAGAATAAAGTACCATTTCCAGATATTGTATCTGGTGAATCAGACTGGAAAATATTTGAGGATGCAGATAGACCACGTACATCAAATCAATCTAAAGAAATGTATGTTCCTTTAGATGATGAATGTACAAGTTGTGGACATTTTCATTCTAGAAATATAAGACGTCATGAATTAGGTCATGTTAAATGGTCTCCCAAAACTATTGGGAGGCTAGGACCTGACGAATCAGAAATAACTATTGAAGTATGTGAAGAAGTGCGTATTAGTTATTTATTATGTAGAAAAGAATTATATATGGACGATTATATAATATGTCCTGAAGATTTAGAGAAAAAACATTATGAAATGATGTATAATAACTCTGAATTTGAAATAATACTTTATTTGATGAGTCAAATGTGGCCTATACAAAATGAAAAGTCTGCTTATAATAGGTGGACACCAGATAGTAGAGAATTTACTTTATTCAAAGAAATATGGAAAGAAGTAAAAAATACAAATGAACTTACTAGGTATCGTATATCACAAGTAAATTGGGCTATAAAAAAAGCTGAAAGTTTTTACAACAGAATAGTAAAAAATGGACGCTCTTATTATTATGCTGAAAGTCCTAGTTATGCAAAAGTAAGAAAAGTAGCAAAAGATTTGCATAAATTAATGGATAATTTTAATGATAAACCTACTAAAGAACAAATATATGAATCTGAACGTTTAGCAGCAGAACAACGTGCTAAAAATTCTATGTCACATGGTAATAAGAAAAAATCTGATGAAGAATCTGAAGATAGTGATTTACCACAAACATTAGAAGAAGCAATGTTAGATACTAAACAAAAAGCTGAAGAAATTAAACAAAATAACCCTGCTGACATAAATTATGCAGTAGATTTACAAGCTAATAATGGTGAATGGTGCGATATGATAACTCATAAACCAGAATTATCTGTAAATATGCAAAGTAAATTAAAGAAAGGAAGAGAATATAGACCCATGGATTATGGTACTAATCCTAAGTATATTAATCGTTGGTGTGTAGATAAGAAAGTGTTTCAACAAAAACAACGAGTTTATGGTGGCACAATACTTATTGACGCATCAGGTTCTATGNATTTTGATGGACAAGATATATTAGATATTATGTTGTTACTACCAGCAGTTAAAATTGCTATGTACAATCAAAGCTATTACGATTCTTATCAATCAGGTTCGTTACGTATTATTGCAGATAGAGGTAAGCGAGTTCAACAAGAATATTTAGACAAATATACTGGTGGAGGTAATGGCGTTGACGGACCTGCATTACGTTGGTTAGGTACTCAAAAATCTAAAAGAATATGGGTATCAGATATGTATGTATTTGGTAAATCAGGTTCTAATAGTGGTAATTTATTTAAAGAATGTCAAGAAATTCTAAAAGTAAATAATATTACAAGATTAGCAGATATAGATGATGTTAAATCCTTTGCATTACAAATAAATCAGTTAAACTAAAGACAATAAGTAGCATTAAGTCACACGCAAGTGTCTGCAGTACTCCTTTCCTGCGGTAAGCCTAATGCTACGTCTTTGAAATAGTGCAGTAGGTGTTATTCATGCCTACTGTACTATATTTATTTTAAAATCGCTTGCATTAATCTTTATCCTATTATAATCATTTTATGGATATAAATAAATTAGTCTCAGAAGCCGAGCATGGAATGAAAGGTAATCTTGTAGAAGATGCAATTACAGACGATGCTCGTGAATTTTGGGACGCAATCAAAAAAAGAATAACCGAAGACGATGTTAAGATGAAACCTTACGTATTATGTAGAATACTTGAGGATAATTTTAATATTAAATTATCAGAAACTGCTATGAAAAACTATTTAAAAAAGTTTGACAATGGCAAATAAAAAAAATATAGACGAATTGTTAGCAGCTGCTGAATCTACTCAAATACAAGAACTTAAAAAAGACAATTTAAAGTTACTTAAACAATTAGATAAAGCTAAAAATAAAAAAGAGGATTTAATAAATTCTATTTATGATGCTGTTAATACCAATTTAAGAACTTGGGATAAACCTAAAATACCTAAACCTAAAACTAATAAAGTAAGAAAGGATGAAGAAATAGCAGTTGCTGTATTATCAGATATACAATTAGCTAAAGTAACACCAGAATACAATACAGAAATAGCTGAAGAAAGAGTTGTTAGATATGCAAATAAGATAGTTGATTTAGCTAATGTACAAAGACATGTACATAAGGTTAAAAAATGTGCAGTGTTTGCAGTTGGAGATATAATAGAAGGCGAACTTATATTTCCTGGACAATCACATTTAATTGACAGTTCATTATACAAACAAGTGACAGTAGACGGTCCACGTATAATGACTAAATTTTTTGACATATTACTTGCAAACTTTGACGAAGTAGACGTACATTGGGTAATAGGTAATCATGGACATTTAGGTGGACGTAGTAGAAAAGACTACCATCCAGATTCCAATGCAGATAGAATGCTTGGCAAAATTATGTCAATGATATATAGAGACGAAAAAAGAATACAATGGACAATACCAGACAGTGAAAATGACAATCATTGGTTTGATGTTGCAGACCTAGGAGAAAATTGTAAATTTTTCTTATGGCATGGCGATAACATCAGAGGTTTTGGTGGTTTTCCATGGTATGGATTCGGAAAAAAACTACAAGGTTGGAAAACATTAGCTGCAAACGGCATGATGCCAGACTTTGATTATGCTATAGCTGGCCATTTTCATACACCTACGACTATGTATCTTAATGATATTAGGCTTTGGGTTAATGGAAGTACAGAAAGTTATAACACTTATGCANTAGAACAGTTAGCAAGCATGGGTAAACCATGTCAATGGTTATTGTTTGTAAAACCAAAATACGGTGTAACTGCAGAATATCTTGTTAAACTAATGGATGTATAGAACAATTGGAGAGATGTTATGTCTAGTCTAGTAGTAAAAGATTCTGTGCGTGTAGTAAGCGTAGAATATGCAGGTCTAGGTAGCAAACCATATTTTATTATCTTAATTGATGATGAATATAAATTTGTACCTATTGAACTGGGTAGTAATACACTTACAAGTGCAGTAGAAAAAGCATTAAGTTAGTCTTATACGGCTGCTAACGCAGCCTTTATACAGTCTTTCTTTTGCGATTAAATAAATATGATAGGAGAATAATGGTAGAAAAAGATACCAGTAAATTATTATCCCCATTTCCACAGGAACTAATTAAAAAAGCACCTGCTGGTAAATTCGGGGACTATGTACCACACGCTAATTATGTAGAAAGACTACGTGATAGTGGAGTAATATACTCTTGGAAATGTGAACCTGTATATGGTACATACAATGGAGAAAAAAGAATAGTCGGTGCTAAAGGAACTATATTTATAGAAGGTATGGGTACTTATGACGGTTTTGGTGACGTTGATACTTTTAAACTTGGCAATGCTAAGTTCAATGACGGTAACAACCTTAAAGACGCAGAGTCTGATGCATTTAAACGTGCATGTATGCGGTTCGGTTTAGGTGTAGAACTATGGTCTGGAAGCAAACAAACAGAAGAAGAAGCTACATCTTATGCACCTGATGGTTACACACAAGAAATGGCTGACAAAGATGCTATGGTTGAAGTTACTAAAGTAGATATGCGTAAAAAAGAAAACAAAATATCTAAAGAAGACAAGCAAGAACATGATGCTATTATGGACAGCATTTTAGGGACTGACTAATGCAAGATGCAGAATTTATAAGAGATACTGTTAAAGAAATGTTAGCTGGTCTTGACACAAAGACTATGCAAAAGATAATAGGCAGTGCTAATCAATATGCAAATATTAAAAAGTTTCCAAAAATGATACAAGATTATTCTGATGCACAATTAGATACATGGTTTAAGTACATTGAAAAGTTACATGATATGCCAATTGATTATACGCAAAAAGAATTTGCTGACTTAGATATAATTAAGAAAGTAGAAAGTGTTATGGGAGAAGTAGAAGATATAACTCCAGGTGTTAAACCTGCAAGTGCAGTAACAGAAAGCGTAATAAACAATATGGAAGAACAAAACAAATATCGTGACGATTTAAAATGTCCATGGTGTCATCAAATGGTATATGACAATAGAAATAACAAAAAATCAGAAAAAAGTCCTGACTTTGTGTGCAGTACAAATGATGCTATCAAATGTAGTGGACATAGTGGAAAGTGGCGTAAATCATGGTGGTTAGACAATAGTGACCTACCAAAAGAATGGAATTTAGATTCCAAATAATAAAAAAAGGAGATATAAATGATTGAATCATTTAGAGGTACGCAAATACCTGACGAAGTAAAAAATAAAACACAACTAATTGAATTTGTTCTGGAAAATGAACGATTTAATGAGCCTATTAGTAATAGTGAGTTTGTGTTTGACTTAAGATGTACACGCTTTGGTGGTGTGTTACATGATTTAAGACAAGCTGGTTGGGACATAGTTACAATGGCAGCTAAACAAAAAGGTTATTACCTATATTATTTAGTGTCAATGCCTAAAGATAACAAAACAACAATGCGTAAGGGCAATGCAATGAGTCGTAAAAGACTTAAGTCAATAGCATAATATGATTGGATTAGTAATTAGTTGTGCATTATCCATTCCTGTGAGTATGGACAGCATAACTAATTACATCCAATGTAAAGAAGAAACAGCAAAAGTAATGTATGTTAAACAATGGCAACCTACTATTGAACAATATTTTAAACAGGAAGATGTCAAACAAGCAATGTTAATTGTCTATTGTGAAAGTAGAGGTAAAGCTACAGCTATTGGTAAAAATAAAAATAAAACATATGATAAAGGACTATGGCAATTTAATGATAAGACTTGGAAATGGTTAACACCTAAATTAAACATTAAAGGTGATAGGCTAAACGCAAACTTATCAACGTCTGTAGCTGCATGGTTAGCATATAATGACGGTTGGCATCATTGGAATAGCAGTAAACACTGTTGGAAAGGCGACAAATGACTAACAAAAAGAAACCGCATGGCAATGTATTTAATACACCCATGGATTTAAGACATTGGGCAGTAACATTAATAGGTTACTTAGGTAATAGCCAAACAAATACTTTACCTAACAACGAAAAAGTAGACACGTTAATACATCAATTTGTTACTGACTACAATTACTATTACTTATTACAAAATAAAACAGAAGAGGAAGAATAATGTTAGAAACAATAGATAATAAATATTCAACAACTATAGAAAGAACAGCAAAAACCAGTAATAAAAAGGACATATTACAGAAAAAAGAAAAAGAAATTGCTAAAGATATTAAGCATTTAAAAGAAATTGGAGATACATATAATGGTAAAAGATTTTTAGGTCTTAACAAAAATGGCACACCTGTATTTGCTATGCTTACTTTAAAGAAAAGAAATACAAAATTAGAAATAAAGTTTACACATAAACTGTCATCTTTGTTACACCCAGAAGCAAAATTAGCTAATGATAGATATACATATAGTATGTTAGAACCGTTACCTAAAACCTATGGAACTTTAGTACAAAAATTAAAGAAAGAACGTAATACAGAAGTAACAATACAAACATTAAATTATTTAACACGTCTTAAATTATTACAAGAAGTTAAATATGTCAAAGCATTTGTCAATGGTCAATGTACAAAATACTTTTTTATGACAGTAGCTAATACAATTTATGCAGGTTCAGGATTTAAAAACAAATCATTAGTAATGAAGTATTGGAATTTTCCTAATAATGAAGAATACTTTATACCTGAAAATACTTGGAAGTATCCTGATGAAATACTATAGACCATTACCTGATTACTTAACTATAAAAGAATCAGACATAGAGGGATTAGGGTTGTTTGCGACAGAAGAAATACCTAAAGATAAAATTTTAGGTATAAGTCATATTAAAACAGACAATCCTTTATTTAAAAATGGATTAATACGTACACCTATAGGCGGATTTGTTAATCATAATAACAAACCTAATGTTAAATTAATGGAAACTGATTATGGATATTTTCTTAAAACAAGTAAAAAAATAGTAGCTAATAAAGAAATAACTTTAAAGTATACTTTATATAATCCTACTGATTAATATCTTTTACTCTTTTTTTTAGTTTTATAGGCTTTCTTTTTACCTTTTTTATTAATTGGCATTACTTTCCTTGTGTTAGTTTTTTTATACTTTTTTGTAAACTATTTGCTTTATCATAAGCTAATTTATCTACTAATTTTCTACCTGTTGCTAAACGTTGTGTAGCTCTTTTCTTAGCATCATATGCTATATGTGATTGTTTTTCCATTTGGTCATAACCTCCACCTTTATTAAACCATGGAGATGTAGGATTATTTTTAGCCCACGTTTTATAAGAATCACTAAAAAAAGCTGCAGGTACTTTATTGTTTTCATACTTTTCAAATGCTTTAGCAGCCATAGCATAGTGTGACTTAATACGTTGTTTCATTTCACGTTCAGTCATTCCATGTGTTGTGTAATCATGAGGCTGATTAGCAGGCATTAGTAATCTATACCGTATTTACCAGATGTATTAGTACTTAAATCTAAATAAGATTTTCCTGCTTTTCCTTTATGAAATCCAGGATTAGTTTTAGCTCTGTCATAACCTTTACCTGCATAATGCATTACAGCACCACCAGCTATAGCAGCAGGACCAAACATAGCTTTAGCTCCAGCTTTAATACCAGTTTTAAAAGCAATACCAGCCATAGCTTGACCAGCTATCTTTCCTTTTTGTGCTCCAGTAACATGTCCAACTAATTTACCTGTAGACACACCTTGTGCATATTTAGCAGTTCCTAAATTTTTAGCAAAATTCATAGCTTCATCAACTTGTGCTAAAACTGCTTTTTTAGCATCATCTAAATGTATAAAACTTCCTGATGTGCTTGTAGGTTTACCAGTTGTTCTATCTCTAATATAATCTTCAGCAGCTTCAGTAATAATACTTACAGTTCTTTTACCTCCTTGTTTAGCACCGCTTTGTACACCAAGTTTAGATATACCTTGTCTTGCATGCTTTACACTGTCAGCTTTTGTATATTTAGTAAACGCACTAACACTTCTATCGTGAGTACCATAAGCTGTTCTTATTACATCGTCTAAATAACTTAATCCTGCTTTTAAATCTTCTTTTTTAGGATTATATTTAACCATTATTTACCTATTTGTTTTTTTGCATATGTTTTAATTACTGCAAGTGCAGCACCACCGCCAGCTAATGCAGCTAACTGAAGTACTTCAGCATCTACACCAACTAAAGGAGCAACTGTTAATGCACCTATGAACGCTTCAACGAAGGTCCAACTAGTTCTTTCTAACATATCTTTTAAATCTTCACTCATTTTATAACTCCATGCTTCATTCCAAGGAGTCCACTCAACGTCTTTTTTAAACGTCCCATTAGAATTTCTTTTTCTTTTAAATTTATTATACATTATCTTTCTTTACTTATCAATTTAAACGTTTTTTTGAGTTCATCAACAAATTTAATTCCTTTTTCAACATCACCAAATTTAGCACCTTCTGATGTTGTAGCAAATTGACTTGCAGCAATCTGTCTAACTAATGATTTTTGATTTTTAATATTAGAAAAATCTGTATCTTTACTAATTTCAATACCAGACATACCTTTAGTAGCAAAGTTCATTGATTTAACAAATTGTTCAGGTGTTATATTTTTTAAAATTACATCCGTGTCAGTCGTAATTGGGAGACGAGGACTACCACTTTTTAAACTTTTAGTGTATGCATCATAAACTAAACTCTTTTCAAATTCTTTTACTTTATTTGTGAAATCTGATTGTTTAAATAAGTGTTGGAAACCACCAGTATCAGGTATACCTAAAGATTTTTCTATACCTTGACCAGTACTCTTTCTAACTTTTTCAGTTTCAAATAAATATTTTTTATCTACAGGTGCTAGTTCTTTTAATACTTTAGGATGTTCTATACCATAATCATTTAAATCACCAACAATATTATTATTATTTCTAAATTCTATTTCTAACGTACCTCTGTTTGGTTTTCCTCTAAAGTTTAAATTTTCTTGACGTGGAATATTAAATGTACCAATTTTTCTACCTTTTTTAGTACCAGCTAATTTGTCATATTCTTTAGTAGCATCTAAATCTGTATCTACATAAGCTGGATTGTTTATATCTTTAGGAGTAATACTATCTATTGCTGATTTTCTAATATTCTCTATTTGTACAGCTTCTGTTTCTAATGCTTTATAAACATCACCTTTAGTAATACCGTAATAACCTAAACTTTTTTTATTAGTTTTAGGATTAACATAAGGAGCATTAAATAAACTTTCTGCTGATGAATCAGTTAAANNTNTTAAAGTTTTATTCATACTTTGACCACCAGTTTGACTCATTGTAATATTACGATTAGCTAAATAATTTTTAAATCTACTTTCACTTACATAAGGTAAAGCAGTAGAATCACCAAATTTACCACCAATTGATTTAGCTTGTAATTCATGGCCAGATAATAATAAATCTTGATAACCTAATTTATGTTTACTACCTATTATATTTCGTGTTCTTTCTATTTCTTCTTGAACTAATACAGTTTGTTTTTGAGTTGTAGTTGTATTACCCATTACCATTGGAGTTCCTATAGGTAAATTAGGTATTTTACCACCACCTTTTAATGCATATGGTCCTAATTCTTCAGCAAATATTTCAGCTATTGCTTTGCTATTTGATTTTCCAGGAACATTAACTATTTCAGTTTTTTCTACTAAAATTTTTTTCTTTTCTTTATTAAGTTTAATAACTCCAGTTCTATCTTTAAATTCTACAAATGTACCATCTTTTGTAGTAGCATAATCCATTGTAGCTATTACATCATCTGGATTAAGAGGACCTTTGTATTCTGGTAAATCCATTTGTAATTTTTTACTTTCAGCGTATATACTTGTTTTTAAACCTTGTGCTGGTGTTATACCGTATTTTTTAATTTCATGTGGCATTACATCTTTAAATTCTAATTTTTTGTTTCTAATAAATTTTCCTGTTTCGTCCATATAACCTGTATTAAAAGGTACTATTTCACCAGCTGCATTACGCATTAAACTTCCGTATTCAGAAAAAGGTTTATTTTGTCCAATGTCAACTAGAGGATTTATATTTCGTTTTCTTTTTATTGCAGCAGCATCTTCTTCAATTTCTGATGTTTCGTTTTTTAAACTACCAAAACTAAAATCGTCAGCTTGTGAAACACCTGCAGTGTCATATACAATTTCATTTTGTGCATACTTAGCTCTTGTTGGTTTCATTTTGTTTACTGTAGTTTGTATAACTTCTTGTGGTTTATTTTCCATAACTTCTGATGTAACTACTGCAGCTTTACCTGAATCTAATGTACCTGCTGTGTCTAAACCATATTGCAATTCTCTTTTTAATTCTTTGACTGTTTGGTTTTTGTCTATTTTTTTAGTACTTGCATATCTAGTACCTGCATTTTTAATACTTATTTTATCTATTTTATCAATTGATAATTCAGCATCAAAATTAGCTATTAAACTTTCATTAACATTTGGTGTAGTTAAATCAGATATTCCTACAATATCACCAGGTCTTTTTTTTAATTCTCTACCAGCTAATTGAATATCTTCTGGTTTCATTATCCTATCTGATACAGGAAATACTTTACCTTTTAATCCTTGGTTAGCAATTCTTTCTGTATTTTCAAATTCATAAATAGATTGTAAAGCTTCTTCTACTAACTTACTTTCTTTATCTAAATAATTTAAACCTTCAACTAATTGTGGACTTAAATTATCTACACGTTTATATACGTTTCCTTTTTTATTTGGTTTCGATGTACCAGTTGTAGGTACATTTTTACCTTGACTTATTAAATCTGCTTTAGCTTCTTGTATCATTACTAATCGGTCTTCTAAAGTTTTAATTGATACATTACCTTCTATACCCATAAAATTTAAATTTTGAACTTCTTTAAGTTTTAAATATCTATCATCTGTTGCTTTAATTGAAGAACCAAAGTCATCTGATATTGCTTCACCCATACTTCTTTCTGTAGCTGCTTGCTCTTTAGCATCACTCTTTTTTGTAGGTGTAGGTGTTTCATTATCTGTAGTTGCTTTATCTAATGCAGCAGTAATATCATTATTTATATCGTTAGGAAATATATTATCACTATCATCATAAAAACTAGGCATTAGTTTATCCTTTTATTATTAAGAGTAGCATTAATAGTTTGTATTTCTCCACTAATTTCTGATAACTTTTCTAAAAGTACATTATAATTGTCATTACTATCAACAGGTTTTATGTCATTACTATGTATAGTACCATCAAAATCAATATACTCTACAATTACTGGTGTATTTTCAATAGCAGCTGCTATATATGGATATACTTCTTTATATGCATTAACACTTGAACCTATAAATCCATCTTTAGCAACTAAATTACTTGTCTGTGTATCCCCCAGTAAAAGACAACCTGCCGTATTTTCGTCAGTATTACCCGTATGCCATAATATATATTCAAATCCTTCAACATCATTAACATGTATCATACCTTTGTGCATATCACCATATTTAGCTTGATACCTTGAATGAAATCCACCTTCTTTTCTTAATGATAGTTGGTATTTACCAGGTGGTATACGTGTTTCACCCCAAACTTTTACATCACGTTGTTCATCTTCTAATGTATAACATAAAAATTTTCTTTGTTTATTAGAGACATCAAACAAAATACCAGACGTAGAATCTTTTTGACTACTAATTCTTAATACTTCTAAATTCATTTTTTTTGTTTCTTTTTATATAAACGTTTACTATTTTTACTATGTTTTTCACCAGAATGTATTTCACCATTAGGCATTTTATGATGAGCACCCTTGTATTCTTTACCTGCTTTTGTATATACTTTCATTTTTTTATTTTTTTAACCTTTCCATTATGTGTTCTAGCAAACTTATGTGTTTTAGTTTCTCTAATAAGAGTACCATAATACCGTTTGCCACCCCACATCCAACTTACTTTTGCCATATTACCACTTAGTTTTATTTGCCCAATAAGCAGCAGACATTTTACCTTTCAATATTTGATGCATGTCTAGCTTTAAAAGAACTTTTTCTAGCTTTATCTTTAGCTGACTTAGGATTTTTACCTGCACCTGATACACCTTGCTGTCCAAATCTAATTAACTTAATTGTATGGCCTTCTTGTGCTAAAACCATGTGTGATTTAGTTTTATGACTTGGAGTACGTTTAGGTTTGTTAACTCCACTAAGTCCATGTTTCTTTATTAACGCTGCTTTTCTAGCTGCATGTGCCATTACTTACCTCCACAACAGCCATTACCACAACAGTCCATAGTCACCTACTTTCTAAATCCAATTGTTAATAACCATACTATTAACGTAATTACAGTAGCAAGCCCCGTAACTTGTTGTGCAGAACCAGTCAATGTTAATGTTGCAATAACTAAACCAACCAAAGTCCAACTAAGGTTTAAAGTTTCTTTTACTATTGCTATGAACCATGTCCATATTTTTTTAAACATTGCCTCTCCTAAATACGAAAGCTGCCATGCTAACTATTCTAGTCAAGATTACGGGAACTACAACTTCTTGTGCTTTTTCCTTTTGGTCAGTAGTCATGTCATTACCTATGTCACTAAAGTTTATTTCTTGTATGTCAATATCTATAAAGGTTTGTATTGGGTTTTCTATAAAGGTTTCAAATTGTACTTCTGTTACGACATCAGCTAATGTATAGTTTTCAACGTCTGCATTTTCTACAGCACGTGCAACATATTCTTCTACAGCTTCAGCTATAACTTCATCATCTTTAATAGATTCAGCAATAATAGCTACATCTTCAGTTTCTATTTGTAATACTTCAGCTACAACTTCTACTTGTTCTGTGGTAAGTTGTTCCACATCTGCAATAGCTTCCTCTACAACAGCTTGTACAATCTCTTGGACCTCTTCTGATGCTTGTTTTAAGTTCTGTACACCAACATCATTAACTTGTTCTAATACTTCAACTACTTCTTCAACAGTAACTTCTTCAATAACAATATCTTCTATAATTTCTTCAACTTCAGCTACTTCAACAGCAATTTCTTCTTCGGTATATTCGGTATATTTTTCAATTGGTTCTTCAATAATTTCCTGTATTGGCTCAACCAAAATTTCTTGTACATCTTCTTCAATTTCTTCAACTATTACTTCCTTTATAACTTCAATTGGTATTGGTATTTCCACCACGATTTCGGGAGCAATGTTTTCCAAATTAAATTCAATAATCTCGAACTCAATAGGGAGTTCTTCAAACTCCACCACTTCATCTTCAAATATCTCCTCTTGTGGTGTGTCGAGTACATTAACATCATCCTTAGGAACGATGACTTCCACATCTTCTTTAATCT